TTGTTGTGAAGCTCCAGCGTTTCCAATCACCTGTTTTATCTTCTGGAACGTAACACCATAAATCGTAGAACCATGAGGCCGTTCCATCGGGGGTGGATATGAAGAGTGCCCAACCCTGTTTATCTGCGAGGGCTGGTCTGATTACCTGGAACCAGACATCGGAATCCATGAAGGCTGCTTCGTCAAGTACTACTCCAGCGAGGCTTCGGCCACGCAGGGTTGTTGCATTTTCTGTACCTTTGAGTTCGATTAGCGATCCATTGATTAGTTCGATTTTGAGGTCGGTTTCGTTTTTGGAGGCTATCCATTCTCGTGGAATAAGTTTTTTAATTTCTTTCCAAGCGATGTCTTTTGCCATGCGATAAGTTGGGGCACAGTAAAAATATGTTTCGCCTGGGCGGTCTATTGCTGCTTTTAGTAGTTCGATGCAGGATAAATATGATTTTCCGAATCTTCTGCCAGCTACCAGTACTCTAAATCTTTCTTTTGCATTGAACACCTCCCCCTGTGCCCATCTAAGTGATAGATTTTCGGCTGTTTTTGTACTCATGTAGTAAAGAATAGCTTAAATATTGACGAATTTCCTTGATTTTGTCGACTAAACAGTGTTTTTAAGGTTATTATTCAAGTATTAACAACAATTTTAGTCCGTGGCTGATTCTGTTCTTCGTAATACAAATGGTCAATTTACATCCGAGCGAGCTTTAAAGGATGGGAGAGTATGTGGAAAAAGACAACCTGATGCAGTTATAGAAGCTAGAAGGCAAAGACTGTATTCAAAACAGTTGACAGGTAAAACTACCAGACAATTAGTGCATTAGCACTCATCCAGGGAAGGTATCGGGATAGATACAGCTTGGAGCGATTGGAAACAGGTGAAGAAATGGAACGATGAGGATTGGGAACAGGATAGAGAGAAGATGGTTTCACGACTCCAGGGAATGAGAATGAGGTTGTTTGACCAGGCTGTGAGAAAAGGACAGTTGCAGACTGCTGCTCAGATACTAGATTCACTTGGTAAAGTATTAGGGGAGAGTGTAGAGAACATCAATTTAAACACTCCACAGCTATCAATTCAAGTAGAGCCAAAGAAAAACAGTTGACATTAGTGTAATATTGTAGTATTATTATAGTGTAGTACATTTATCGCTTATGTCCTGATTTGTCAGTAGGTTCAGGGGTCTATTACAGCTTAAAAAAAATTTTGCAATGTGTCCCCCAGCTGAAAAAATAGCATAAAAAAATTCCCCAGACTGTGAAGACTAGGGAAAAGGGGGATAGTGTGCGGGCGTGGATTAGTTCAGTTTGTAGCAGATATTGGAATTATTGTAGACTTTCATACATTTAGAAAATGCGTCTTTGTCTATTACGCTGGATAGTACAAATCCAACGATAAATAAAACCAGAGCAAATCGCACATAATTCAAATTAGGTCTGGTTGCTAATTCGTAGCGGTTGCGGGTTTGGTTTGAGTTTGACATTTTACAGTGAAGCAATGGGAACAGATAGAATACAGAATTAAGAATAGATAATTTGTAAAGCCTTATTTTGTGCAAGTTTAATATCTTTATCAGATAAAGTTAAACTTTCATAATCACAAATTTCTTTAGCTACTTCATATCTATAATCGTATTCAGTTGTAATACAAATAATTAAACCAGTAACTAATTTATGTAAATGTTCGGGAACATCATTTTTAATTAATTCTTGTTTTGCGGTTTGGTTTGGGTTCGGTGTTTTCATTGTTTTAGTTCCTGATGTAGTTTTATTTACTAAAGAAGTAATTTTTTCCATCTGCTTCTATTTCTTCAAAATCATCTTTTAGATCGTACCAAATATTTGAATAATCAATATTGGAAGAAATAATGTAAGGGATAGAATCTAAATCCTCTGTTTCTGCTATGTGATGTTCAGCAAATTCTTTAGTATTATCAAATTCTCCATAATACATTTCGCTCAACATTCCAAAATATTCAGTACCTAAAGCACTAATAAATTCTTCATGTAAAGAAACAGAATAACCATCAGATAAAGCATTATCTAAACTCTCTAAGTATTCATACAATTCATAGTCCATAATATGTTCAGAATAAATAGAATTTAAATAGAGACAATCAGAATAAAACCATTCATCACGGCATAATGATTTTCTTGCTTTTGTCATCAATTCTCCAAATTCTTCTAAATCGTTAGAATTTTGGAAAATTTCATAAACGTTAAACCATACCCATTTATTTGTTTCATAATCTTGAATACAAATACAAGGATAGTTTTCTGAATAACCTTGTCCAATAGGTTTAGTTTGTGTTGTGGTTTGGGTAGCCATAATAAAAAAGAATAGAGTATTCCCTTTAATTATAGTTGATTTTTCTATGTAAATCAATACTAGAATAATATTCTAATAGCAACTAAAAAACCCTAAAAATTAGCACTTTTTACCCTTTAATCTCATCATAAGAATTAATAAGATTCTCAAATCCCTTAATATGACTACATAATCTCATAAGTAAGAATCCTATAATTTTAAATTTTTTAGGTATAATCCTACCTTAACCAGTTTAAAATCATTCAAAAATACTACAATAAAAAATAAAATTATTCAATTTCTACTTGAATTATTGGACTATCTGATTTAATTAAATTATCTAATTCAATGTATTCTGTTTTAGAAAATTCATGTTTAGCTTTATACAAATCAATAAAAATCAATTTTAATCTTTCAATACTTTGTTCTTTAGAAAACTTAAGAGTAAAATGTTCCCTTATACCTTCGATCCAAGGTAAATAAGTTTCATAATTTTCTTCAAGTTCATAACCTGATAAATAATAATAAATCATTTGTAAATTAGTGTGGTTTACTTTTCTATTGTATTACATTTAAGAATAAATAAAACACTTTTTATTGGTCTTTCGCACGAAAAAAAAAAAGCTAGATATTTTAAATCTAGCCTTTAATTAATTAGTTCCTGATGTAGTTTTTTATCTAGTCAAAGCTAAACATTTATTTTTAGCTAAATCAATTCTCGAACCACATTTTCCATTTAATAAACTCTCATATCTTACCCTCGCACCTTTTATATCATCTTTAACCCTTTGTTCGCAGTGTGTTTGCTGATAAGTAAGAGCATTAAAGCAATTATATAAATTTGGTGCTATTTCAAAATTTTGAGTTTCTTTAATAAAATTAGCTTTAATATCAGCCCATTCTTTTGAAAGATCTTTATTAAAATCTTTTGGTCTTTTTTCTTTCGTTTCTTTATCTACTACCGATCCAATTAATTTATCTTGTAGCATTTGTTTTGAAAGATTTTTTAAAACTTCCATAGCCTGAGATCTATTATTGAATGAAACATTTTTCATAGCTTTAAATTCTTCAATAGAGTTTGAAAGATCTTCACGTTGCCAAGATATAAACTCTGGTAGGTTTTTAACATAATCATTAATACCTTTTGAATGTTTAAAAACTAATTTATTCTTAGAGCGATTAATTCTACCCATTTGATTGAAACAGAATAATCTAAAATCAATAGAAACAACTTTGAATGAATACGAACCATCATAAGAATTAATGAAACATAATCTTCTTCTAATTGGATCATCTTTAGACACTTCCATATCAGAATCTTTTACACCACCTGATACAAAAATTCTAGATCCATTATTCATAAGGCATATATTCTCTAGTGAAAGAATATCTTTATTTCTTTCAAATACTTCATAAATTGGTTCGTTATCTTGTGTAGCGTATGTTTTTGACATTACACTTAATGGTTTACCAGTTTTTGAATCAACTATACATTTATGATTTGGTAATTGAATATCATTACCAAAACTATTTTTAATGTATATATCAGTATCTACGGGTGGATTTAATGCACCAGTAAGTTCAAATGCTTCACGGATTGAGATACCAGTATTTTGAGCAATAGTGTTACCGCAAAGATCCTCATTGCCTAGTCTTTTAAATCCGTTTGGATTTTGGTAGGGTTTTTCTACCATTAATTGAGATTCTGCACTAAATACAGTGTCTACTAAATTGGGTTGAAAATAGTTCATTTGGGTGTTGAAAAATAACTACATATATATATTAAAGTATTATTCTAATAAAAACAATATCAATTCATACTATTTATAGAAATTAAAATCTTATCAATTAACTTATCTGCACGATACTGTAAATTCTCTGAAAAATTATTATTATGATTATTTGAAATTTTTTGAAGAATAATTAAAATAAAAAATAAATCTTGAATAGATAGCTTGACATGACTATGTTTGAAAAACTTATGAATGGTTGAGGCCATGATAAATGAAAAATAATGAATGAACGATCCAACATTAGCTAGTCAGTTATGAATGTCAAATTCTGAGAATTATTAGTGAGAATTATGAATGAGAATTATGAATGTTGCATTATGAATGAAACTAAAGTAATATTATAGTGTTCACTAAATCACAATTATTTAATGAGGTATTTATGCCAAATTGGACATACAACAGAATTAGAGTCCGAGGTGACGATTCTGAAAAAATTAAACAAATCAAAGCAATATTTGAAAGGGAAGATCCTTTTAATGCTTTAATACCCGAACCAGATTGGACAACAATTCCATTAACTGAAGAAACATTGCACCGATATTCATTCAGCGAACCAAGGGGTAAAGTTGGGGAATGTTCTGTGATAGTTAAAAATGAAAATCCCTTTTTAAGCGGTTTAAGATTCTCCTCTACTGATAATCAAGATGACAGATGGTATGAGTGGAGGTGCGATAACTGGGGAACAAAATGGGAAGCCTGTGACATAAAAATTACTCAAGATTATACAGATTTTCTTGAAGTAACTTTTAA